TTTTAGTATTTAGAGGGGATCTGTGGGGTTAGTATGTAACAATGAGGCGGATCTTTTCGGTCTGTGCGGGTTGCCTCAACACAGGTGAAATGTTAGTGAGATAAGGCATTGTGCCCGTATACTTAGTCACTTCCGGTTGAGCATAACCACCAGTGAAAGTGATGTCAGTCAAGTCTCCTGTAAATTCGGTATCCGGTACACCAACCTTGGATGAAGTGCCACCCACGATGTTATATTCTCCGGTAAATCTGTATAAGTTACCCTCTCCGTTGGTGTGGTACTCTGGGTCTTGGATGTACCTAATGACACCATTGGCTGCATCCCAACCAACAATGGTTCCTTTTGCTGTGTGACCTTCTCCAACATTACCACTACGGAGAACCGTTTGGTCTTGTGTGATTGTTTCACCAATCGTAAAGTTAGCAACACCACCATAAGTATTCACCTTTACCGCATAGCAGGCAGAGGCAGTTACTGGATTACCTTCGAGAGTGGGGTTCTGTATGATGCCGACTTGACGGAATGTCATGTCTTCAACGAAGTCGTAGAGGTCGTAATTCAGTGATGAGAAGATACCAACATGAATACCACCCAGTTCGCGAACTAGATCGCTCCCAAACCCACCTGGAGGCGTCAGGATGACCGTTGACTGGAAGGTTCCGTCTCCCAGTGGGTCGAGAGCGTTAATCGCGCTGTCGAGGTCTCCTAGTGACTGGTAAACTTGCCCTGCCTCGAAGTCTACATTTGCCCAAGTGTAACCCGATCCCTGACGCACAATCGTGATGTCGGTAATTGAACCAAGATCAACTGAGATGCGAGCAACAGCACCAGTGCCATCTCCAGTCACATTACAATAGTAATATGGGATCTGGTTGTTGACACCAGCAGGAGATCCTGTGTAGTTGTTACCGGCAACATCAATAACCGCACTGTAGATTTCACCAGCGGTTGTGGTTACCGAGTTGGTGTCGATAATTGGGAGAAAATTATTGGTTCCGTAAGCGAAGAGTTGATCTGCAGTCAGTGTGTAAAGGAACAACCACTGATAACCATCAGAAGTGTAGAATGGTTCGTTTCCGGTGTTCTGTGGTTCAACTGTGGAAGCGGTATTCTTATTGTTTCCGAGGCAAGCGTAGACGGAGTTGGATGCATTGATGGTAATCCAACTAGCATTCAGTAGGTTGGATGCACCAGAGAATGATCTGTTTGCGTTTGAGTAGTCATGGCGGTAGATGTCATATACGGCACCAGAAGTCCAGTTGAGTCTAGGGATCATATGGAACACATCTGTGCTCGCAATACGATTCATAGAGACCATCTGGTTGTATGTGGAGATGAACTCTTCATAGTTGTTGACTGGGGTTGGTGGTGCAACATCGGAGTCCCAAGGTTGCTGTCTACCAACAAACACATAAGAACCTTGCCCCAAGGTAGAAGCAAAGTTCTTTGCGTTGCTGATCCTAAGATCGTTAGTATTTACAGTTGCCATTTGGCGCAGACCACAGTTTTAGTTATTTATGGTGGTCTGCGTGAGTTAGTTTAGAGTGATATAATCATTGTTTTGTGTCCAGATGTAGATGCGATTCTCGTCTGTTGATTCTGATGAGATTAGTAGTTCATACGCGGAGTAGTCCGTATCCGACTCGAAAGTAACATCTAATGGATTCGACTGTGTCTTGACCCCTTCAGTGAAGCGGAAGTCTGAGAACATCTTGAATCCAGCCGGATGCACGATGTCTTGAACAAAGTCTTGGAATTGAACCTGTTGCATTGTGGATGCAATGTTGTATGAGAACCTTTGGTAGTAGTAACTATCCTGAATAACAGCGAAGGTCTCACTGGGCATTGAGGTTGAGTCGATGAAGCGCCCACTTGGTTGGGATGAACCATTTACCACAACATCAATATTCGCTTGTCCAGACTGGATAACTACGCCTGTCGCGCCGAAGGTACTCTGGATGGTTTCGCCTTCTCTTATCTCCCCGCTGATGCGACGAACGGTCAGCACCTGAGTATCTGGGTTCCAGTTGGATATCGTCGCAGTTGCGAGTTGATAACTCTCGGTACCTTGATAAACCAGTTGACCTCTAGAGAAGGTTCCTTGTGGGTTGGAGATGATAAGGCGAGTCTCGACATCTAACTCCGGCGTTAGTGTTTTATCGCTAGTGAGATTGCGTCCTGGGTTGAGCACCTTGACGGACTTGATGCGACCAATGTTCTCGGTCTTGGAGATGTAGGTTCCGTCCGCCTCGATGAGTTCCAGGTATGGTTCAACATAACCAGAACCACCACGAGTCATGTTGATGGACTGTACGATACCGTCAAGTGTATCGACTACAGCAGCAGCACCAGATCCTGCTCCCGTAAAGTCATAGAAGACTGCAATTGGGTTCACATATCGGAATCCACCGCGTGTGACCTCAACTGAGTCAATCGTTGTACCACTCAGAGTGATCTTAGTCTCCGCCCTATCACTTTGCTTCTTCAGGAGACCAATGGCAGTCGGCAATGACTCATAACCAACACCAGGTGACGTGACTTCGATGCGAGCAACTGTGTTGCGAATGGATAATGCATTCGTGATGTATGAAACTGTCGATGGATTCTCTTCACTGACTGCTAGAATTGCCTGACCCGACTCGGTGTGGATGTCGACAAGGTCTTCATTTGCAATCTCGGTTTCATTAAAGAATTCATTTGTTTGATTCTCCTTACCGTTGACATTCTTCGTAAAGAATGTGAATCGAGTGTTGGGTGTCTCGTCACCAAAGATAATTGTGGGTGGGTGGGTATAGTTATGACCACCTTCGATCATCGCAATAGCAGTAACTCCACCACCATCAACGATGGGTGCAACGGTAGCGAAAGCATAAGCACCACCACCTCCACCACCAGTAAAGGTTACATAGAAGTTGCGCTGGTAGAAGTTACCGGGATCGGTAATCTCAACACCAACAACTTCACCATCGATGACCGTAGCAACACCCTGAGCAGGACGAACGACACCCGCATTCTCAATGACTTGGGGTCCGTTGACTTCTGGGAATTTAGAACCACTAATGATGACTTCATCCCCATTGCGGAGTGAGTGTGCTGTGGTCGTATCTACGGTGTAGATACTGCGGTTCAGGTTAAATGTCTTGACGCCGTGTGGTAGTTGTAGTGTGTTCCCATTGGTACCACGAAGAAGAGTCACTCGGTTTGTATCAACTATCTCTTGGATAAGTGCCTGCTCAACAAGGGTACCAACACCGGGAGCGCCAACTCGGAACTCAATGGTGTCACCTGCCTCAAAATACTTCAGAGACTCAAACCACATATCGGTCGTATCTACGCGCGAGGGGAGGATAGACACATAGTCGGGGTATGTTCCACCATCACCAACGATGATATTATCACTACCGTACTGGTTGGTGAGAACACCACCTGGGTTAGTTGGTACCCATTGTGTGGTGTCACCGTCGTTGAAGTAGATGTAGAGGCGACCAGACAGAGGAGACCACCATAGTGCACCGGGCATCAGAGCACCACCATCGACCATGGTGCTAGGCGAACCCTCAGTAACCATAACCGTCACACTGGTATCGTATGTCAGTGAGTCGGGGGTGATGACGCCAAAGTTGCTCTCATCAGCAGCACCTTCACCTGAGTTCAGTGCGCTTGGGTCTGTCGCGATCCACTCACCAGACCATTCCAGTTCTCCCTGTTCGTAATCGACGATCTTGTCATTGTTCCAAATGTACAGCAAACCGCTGTGTGAAGACCACCAAAGGTCACCCGCTTGGTTCGGAGAACCATCTGTGCGGCCGGAAGGCGCCATTGTGGAGATAGTTACCCTGTTCTCTGCTTGTGGTGTGCTATAGACCTGTGAGACCGGTCCAGGTTGCCCTGTGGTAAGTTCTGATGCACCCGTCAGTGGTTTGATACCAATAGGGTTCGCAGCGACCCACTGAGACGAATCTGGGTCGGTGTAGTAGATAAACAGACGACCGAGTTCTGATGACCACCAGAGGTCACCCTGCTCTGCCACATCCGGTTCGCCGTATGAAATGAAGGTCGAGGATGCACCAGCAATCTGGTCGAACATCATCTGTTCGTTACCATACTCGGACGCGGGGATAGTAATAATGCGACCCTTTTGATCACTAAAGATGTCACCAAAGCGAATAAGGTTCTCAGAAGTCGTAGTGACATCCAGGAACATAGTGCTGGCGTCGTATGATTCAACGACCGCTTCTGCACCGGATGATGTTCGGAGGGTGAATCCCTTCGAGAATGTGTATTTTGTACCTGAGTTGAACCTAAGATTAATTCTCTGGCGATGGGATAGCATTCTAGTTGCAATCTCTTGCCCAAATGAGTTGGCAACAGTGACACCATTGACATGTGTTACTTTACCTTCTGCTCCAGCACCCTTGGTGTTTGTATTGTCGTATCGGAGAATGTCACCAACAACCGTTGTGTTTGGTAAACCATTCTCAATGACCACCTCAGAAATTGAACCTGGTGTGATAGTCTCTACACTCACCACCACTTCGTCGCCACTAGTTGGTAGTCCCGTGGAGCGATGTCTATGCACCACTGTGTTATCGACATTATACGCCGCCGCGATGGAACTCTGGTTAAGTGGTTGGTTCTGGAATGTCTTACCTACAATGTATGGAAATCTGGGTGTGATACCAAGTGCAGTTACGAAGTAACAATAAACACCATCGGGGTATAATTCAGCAGGGAAGTCTGGTGTATTGCAGACACGCCCATTGTTTGCATCCAAAACAAATCCAGGAATGGCCTGAGCGTTGATATAATCGCCATCTGGATTTGTAGTTAGGTTGTCGCCATTTTCGGCATCAATGCGACCGAGTGCGTATGATACATCATTTCCAACAAATTCATAATCCTCCACGAAGGTACCCATTGGGTATTGTGTGGTTGATGGTGCGGAAACGCTGATTGTGCTCCTATCATCCATCAAAGCCCAACCGCTGTATGCACGCTGGATCCCATCAGTTGCATCTACGCCATTGGCGTATCCGAATGGTCCGTAGATTGGATTGCCGTCGAAGGCATATCCGATGATCTTGGAGTGTGTGATTTCGTTGTCTCCAATTTCCGAGAGTAACTGAGCAGGTGCTCCTGGGTATCCGAATCTGGTTCCATCCTCAAAGACGAACCCATTACCACTATCCAGCATCTGCGTTTGGTTATCTCTGATCTCCTTGACGAGATCGAATGTGTAAGACTCCACTTCTGCAGTAATGACTGCACCAGACCCCACTGTGATCACCTCTACGGTGGTTGTCGCTGGGTTATAGTCGATACCACTACCGACGATGGTAACACCCGTTATAGCGCCTCCTGAGACACTTGGTGTCAATACTGCACCTCTACCTCGATCTGAGGCATCGACGACTGATAACACAGGTGCATCGATGAAATATTGCCCACCATTAGTAATAGAAACGCCAGTAATGCGCCCAAAACGGTCAAATGTAAGAGAGAAAGTGGCACCTTTGCCTGATGTTACCTCAATTGTTGGGATTGATGTGAAGAAACCGCTACCAATACCGGAAATTGAAGTAATCCTTCCGTTCGTTACGGTTGGGATGAAGTTGGCGTTGACCTGACCGTTGACGAGTACGGTGGGATTTACATAGTTATTTCCATTATTTACGAAATTGAACTTCGTAATTGCTCCGTGGTAGACTTTATTTGTCGATTCGTTGCTATAAGCGGGGCATCCATCGATAAAGACACCAATTGC